TGCCGTTGGTGACCACCTCACCATGGATTCGCCCATTGTTCACCAGCTTCATCCAGGCTTCCTGCCCCTCGCTTAGTTGAGCAATTCGCTTGGCAAGAGTTAGATAATCCACCAACATCTTTGCTTCTTCAAACGGCATCGCCTTGAGAATCGATTCGTCGATCTGAGGCTGGCCGTTGGGTGTGAACACTTCGGGGCTCCACCCGTATTTGTCAATCAAACACGAAGCAATCTGTTGTCGAGAGTCTGGATTAAAAGGCTTCTCCTTAACCTTCAGTGGCCCCCTCGTGATCTGCTTGTCCTTAAACCCGGACTTCTTAGCGGCAGCCTTGGTTGGGAAGCGGCCTTCAGAACCCTCGTGTCGTCCAACCCAGAACTCTGGAGTCTTCATTACTACTTTGGCTGGCGGAAACTGCTTAACAAGTTTCTTGCGCAACTCGTCCCGAGCATGGGACCACTCGCCATATAACTCGGTGGCCTTTGAAAGATCAAACGCGAAACCGTTCTTGACTTGTTGATCAACGATCTCTGCAAACCGATGCTCCAACACGATAGGCCGTGATGGATCATCCTTGGATGTGACCGCTTCCCAAAGCCGCTGGGTTACCAGGGTGTCTTGAATGCAATACTTAAGCATGTCATCAGAAAACTTATCCCATGCACTCTCTTGCTCCCCGTAGTTCCCCTTCAAAACACCAAGGCGATACCCCCACGCTTTGAGGGAATGTGAGCCGATCAGGTTCTTTGGGAGATCCTGAGCATCTCGATAGTCCAGGTTCTTTTGATCGGGGTACTTGAGCCTCGCCATCAGCAACGTGTCTCGAACCATTCCTTCGGGCGCCCACTCTGGATAGAGCTTCTGGATGGCGGGGATATCAAACCCCACGGCGTTATGCCCGACGATCACATCTGCGAGCCGGAGAGAGCGAAGACCTGCCTCCAAGTTTTCACCGTGGTAGGTTTCCACCCGATCTCCGGTTCGGAGCACAATGCAATGAATTTTCTCCAAGCCCTCAAGGGTTTGAAAGTTATCAATGGCTGTGGTTTCAATGTCAAAGATGGTCGGGATCATATGTGTCCTCCAAAATCAGGGGTGTCTGTTCTCCGCACCAAAGGCACTGGACGTTGTGGGTGAACCATTCAAGTGCTTCTTCAGGAGCCATGCCTTGGCTTTCAAGAGCCAAATAAATCTTGCGCTCGGAATACACGGCTAGGGGTTTCCGGGTCCACTGGCTCCCAACACCAACCAAAGCCTTTTCAAGACCCGTCAACAAGACAACGCCTTCTGGCAAATCAAAACGGGACATTGCATTCCTCTTCTATGGGCTCCCATTCCAATAGCCGCCCGGTTAGTGGGTTGTAACGAACAGAGCAGGCAACACCTGTGTCGCCTGTATATCTATTCTTAATGACCCGAAGGGTTGTCACGAACTTCGTGTCCTCATCCTGTTGATCCCGTTCCATTGCAATGCATATGTCTGAAAGCTGGGCGATGCTGCCACTGCCACGAAGGTGGCTTAAGGAGACCTGTCCACCCTCCTCATGTGATCGGCCTTCTGGTCTTTTAAGATGAGAAACAATGACTAATGCGAACTGCATCTCCTCAACCAGGGACCGAAGCCGGGTCATTGTGTTGTCAATCAGCCGCCGTTCGTCGCCATATTCGGCTCCGAGCTGGCTGATCACAATGCTTAAATGATCAAGGAAGATGTGTGTGCATCCCATCCCCTTAACCATGTATCGCATACGGCTCAGAAGATTGTCAGGATCTAGCGAGCCCCAGTGGTCATACAGCACACACCGACCGTTGCCGACCGTGGCATCAAATGCCTCACGCTTCTGATCATCAGTGATGTTGTTTTCAACCCATCGATGTGGTGGGCAATTTAGAGCAATGCCCATGAGCGCTTGGGCGGATTGAGTGACGTTCTCTTCCAGGGCCACAATCCCCACGGTGTGTCCTTTATTAAGGAGCCAAGTCTGCCATTCCCTACAAACACTGGACTTGCCCTGACCGGTGCCGCTGGTCAGTGTGACCACTTCACCAAGCCTCATCCCATAGGTCTTGTGATTCAAGCCCATCCAAGGATACTCCACGGCCTCCGCGTTCTTGTTGTCAATCACCCGATCCCACAACTCATCGCCCACAACCACACCATCGGGCCGAAAGACCTTGGCTTCCCAAATGGCACCTATTAACTCTTTGGTCCTGCCAGTTACCAACATATCGTTGGCATCCTTAAGGGGGATCGTGGCAATCAAACCCTTGCCGGGAGAAACCTGCACAACACAATCCCGAGCAGCCTTCTGCCCAACATCATCCATATCAAAAAGGAAGATAACTTTTTCAAACGTCTCGATCCACTCAATCGAACGCTTGACAGCCTTCACAGCTCCGGCAGCCCCGGTCGGCAAGGAAGCAACGGGCCATTTATTTCCCTGGACCTGTGAAATCGTGAGGGCATCAATCTCACCCTCGGTAATCACCAGCATCTTCCCACCGTTTCGCCACAGCGCTTCCCCCCAGAGCCCCATGCCCCTGAATTCCCCAAGGGTCAAGAAGTCTTTCCTCGGTGTGCGGAGTTTCTGTGCCACCACCTGACCAGACTCATCCCGATAGTTGGCTACCTGGACAGTTTCGCCGCCATATTCCGCAACACCATATCCCCACTTGCGACAGGTCTCTTCTGTGATCCCTCGCTTAGTCAAATCCCTGTACTCAACACTCAACAACTCCACGATAGACCTCCTAATGTCTTTGGAGTTTTCCGAAACCACGCTATCACCATGCTCAAAATGTTGGCAGCCGAAACAGTAACCATGCCCATCGGTATATCTTGCGAGGTTGTCCCGAGATCCACACGATGGACAGGCTTCGTGATGTAAGAATTCAGAATCTGAATCAGGCGATTCGGTATCGTGCATACCGCTTACCAGTCAAATCGGTTTTCATTACCGTTTCAATATCAACGCCATCACGCCTGAGCTCTTCAACCCGAGCAGCCAGCCGATTTATCCGATAAAGCGATAGCGCCTCCAAAGCAGAGATTGACCTCCTATTGCGTAAGTGGTTTGCAATCATCTGTTTCTGAGAAACATGCTTGGCAGAATTGAACAGTGACATCTGCATCATTGGATACCTCCGTAACCCAAAGATCAATCCATCCGGGTTGTGGTGTGAACACCTTCGCTTCGCATTCTTGAATCACTTGCACATCATCTTTCCACAAAAATCCTGTGCAGCAGTCCAAAAGTAGTTTTACATAATTATCCAGGTCACCACGGGGATCGGTCAGTTTGGATGTTCTCGGTCTTGTGATATGAAATATCGACCAGACTTTTAGCCTTCCGTTCAACGGAGCTTCGGGGAGGTCGCCTTGTTCCCGCATGTCACTCAACAAGGCCAAAGCTGCGGAACGGAAGGCCGTGTGCCGCTTCCCGTAGTGAGTGCCATATTTAGACACTCGCGGGCGAGACGCAGGCACAGGATCAAGGTCTAGTCGTAGGTAGAACACCGCCTAAAAATCACCGTCTTTTGGCTCTTCTGAACCTTCTTTGGAATCGGTGTTTGTAGACGCCATGGCCGCAGCCGTTGTTTCAAAACCCTCTTCAACCTCGAAGCCGCACCCTGCAGCAGAGCGAGACCCGCCATGATGCAGTTCAAGAACCTGAACACCACGAAGGGTGAGGCGGAGTCCCGCACCAAGAGAGGGGTTGAACCACACATATGGGTCAACGCAGACATTGATCAGTGAGCCTCCGCCAATATCCTCGGACATCGGCTGGCTCTTGGCATCACAAAGCAGGGGGCGCTGATCAGAACCCTTCCTGGTCTTCGCCGCAACCTTGGTTTTGAAGATGATGTTGCCCGTGGGTGCCCCCTCTTTATCGTGCTCATCATCCCAAGGCATCCCTGGGTACTTCTTAAGGCTTGCCTTCTTCTTCTCCTGGCAAAGATCCTTGTAGCCATCCTCAAAAACCTTGGTGAGAATATCAATCAGAGGTTGGGCCATAGTTGCGGGGACACTGACTCCGGTCTGATATGTCCCCTCGTCGCTATGAAACGTGTCTGGCTCATTGAGATGGGGCCACACA